ATACAGGTAGTACATCAAGTGCAACAGGGCAGATTGATTTAGATGCTTCTACAATAGATACACATTTAATATCTTATACTGTTGGTGGTGTTACAGCAACTGCTAATGTTGGGATTACAGCATCTCCTTATCTTGATAATACCTATTCAATGGACTTTGATGCTGCAAGTTCAAATTATATACAAGCTGGAAATAATTTACTTGGTTCAACATTTACTATATCAATGTGGTTTAATGCTGATTCATATCCTTCTACTAATCCAACATTAATTAGTCAATTTAGTTCAGGTATTTCAGGTAGATTTTTTATAGGTGTTAGAGACAATGGAGGAAGAAAAATAACAGCATTTTTAAATGCACACAACTATGGCAGTACTGTAATAAATACAGGTGCTTGGTATCATTTAGCATTAGTTAATGATAATAATACAGCTACATTATATTTAAATGGTAGTGTAGATGGTAACTTTACTTTTCCAACATCAGTATTGAATACTGATACACTAATAGGAACTTTATCAGCATCATCTAATCCTTGGGACGGCAAGATAGATGAAGTAGCTATTTGGAACACAGCACTTGGAGAAACAGCAGTAACAGAGATTTACAACGCTACTAACAACAACACAGGCAAAGCATTAGATTTAAGCACAGATTCAGGAAATTATACATCCAGTTCAAACTTACAATACTGGAACAGATTAGGAGATTAAATTATGAGTACAAAATACATAGCAAGCAACTGGAGATTACCTAACCAAGAGAATAGTAGTAAGAGTGATAACTATGGGCTAACCTTTGATGGGAGTGAGTTAATTGATGTTAATTATACTCCTCCTTCAGATTGGTTTAATAATGGTTTTAGTATATCTGCTTGGGTTTATCCAACAAGTCCTAACAATGATACTATAATTGGTGCATATTCAGGAGGTAGGTTTTATTGGAGATTATATGATACTAATAAATGGTGGGTAGGTTTTGGAAGTTGGAATGATGCAACTACTGTAAATAGCGTAACATCAGATGAATGGCAACATATTGTTTTGACTTATACACCATCTGACACAACTATTAGGTTTTACAGAAATGGAATATCTGATGGTAGTATTGTAAGAAATTTAGCAGGTTCTTCAATGCCTAATAGTGCATATCCTTTAAATATTGGAGTTACTAATCAAAGTTCTAATAGTGGATATTTTAATGGTTCTATTTCACAATGTTGTTTATATGATTACACACTTACAGAATCACAAATAAGCACTTTATATGGTAGCAGTTCATTAGGTGCAGGCAATCCTATGACTTTAAAACCTCAACCAGTAGCTTACTATCCTTTAGGAGACAATAGTGCTTCTAATCCACTTACACAACCAAATGAAGCTGTAGAAGATGCAAGTGTTTTTGATTTTGATGAGAGTAATGACTTTATAGATTTAGGAACTACTACTGATTATGATACTGGTGATTTATCTGCATCTATTTGGGTTAATGCATCAAGTTCAAGAACACTTACAGGATATGCTTTTAGCAATTCTGGTTCTACTTCAATAGCTGGTTTTGATATTAAAGTAAAAACAAATGAACAAGTAAATGTTAGTAGAATAACAAGAACTACAAGTTGCGAAACTGGTTGGTTAAGTATTGGATTTGTTGAAGATGCTTGGCAGCATTTGGCATTTACATATAATGAGTCAAGTAATACTATTAAACTATTTTTAAATGGAGTGCTTAAAAATACAACAACAGGGACAGCACAAACTAATATTGCAAGTAAAAAATTAACAATAGGTTCTTATAAAGGTTCATTAAATTTTTGGAAAGGCCAACTTTCTAATGCTCAAATATGGAATACAACATTATTAGATACAGAAATAGAAACTCTTTATAATTCAGGAGTTCCATTAACAGGAACACAACCACAAGCAAGTAATTTAAAAGCTTGGTATAAGTTAGACCAATCAGCAAACTGGGAAGCAGATAGTTCAGGAGCTTGGCAAATACCAGATGCAGTTTCAGCATATCCACAGAGTTTTGATTTTAATGGTTTAAGGGGTGCAGATGGACACCCAAAACAAGAAATTATAGCACCAAATGTTCCTCAAGGACAAAACTTTACTTTTTCTTGTTGGGCTAATTTTAACAACCCTACTGCAAATCTATATCATCCATTAATAACTGTTTATAATGGTTCTACAAGCATTATACAAATGGTAAAAACAAGAAGCGGTGCTGCAAATGCAAATCAAGTTTATTTTACAATAAGAAATACGTCTAACAATCAAGTGCTAGTATATTCAAATATAGTTCCTACTGCAAATGAGTGGTGTCATATTGCAGGTACTTATGATGGTAGTAATGTAACTATTTATTTTAATGGAGTAGCTGGCCAATCATTACCGCAAACAGGAGATACTATTGCAGCTGGACCAATTGAAATAGGAAGCTGGTATTATTGGAATACTACTTATGGTGCTAATTTTGATGGACAAATTTCAAATGTACAATATTTTGATACAGCTTTTCCAGCAACTGGTTCTAATTCAATACAAACACTATACAACAATGGAGTACCCTTAACAACTGCTATAGCTTCTGATAACCTAAAATTGTGGGCAAAACTTGATAATAATGAAAAGTTTGATGGTACTAATTGGAGTGTAGAGAATCAGAAATATCCTGCTGGTTTTGATAGTGCTTTAAGTTTTGATGGAAGTAGTAATTATGTTGATTGTGGTAATGATAGTACTTTACAAATAACAGGTAATTTAACTGTTTCAGTTTGGTTTAAATTATTAAACAATAGTACAAATGAAGTTATAGTGGCAAGAGATAATGGTTCTGGTGATAGAAATTGGTCTTTAAGAGTGGCTAATACAGGTCAAGTTTATGGACTTATACGCAAAAGTGATGATTCTGGATGGGGTGGAGATGTGCTTTCTCCTTCTGCTTATGATGATGGTAATTGGCATCACGCAGCTATGATTTATACACCATCTACTTCATTAGTATTATATGTTGATGGAGCAGCAGTAGCTACTGATACAACAGACATTGCTTCAGCTATAAACAATGATGCTGCGGGTTTAACAATAGGTGGTTATTTTCAACCTGGATTTACAGGTGAAAAATTTAATGGGAAGTTATCTAATGTAGCTATATATAATACAGCTTTAGAAGCGTCAGCTATTTCAACTCTTTATAATAATGGAACACCTGAAACAAGTATATCAAGCTCACCTGTATCTTGGTGGAAATTAGATAACACTACAACAGGAATACAAGATAGCACAGGAAGCAACGATGGAACTAATAATGGAGCTACTAAAGTAAACACTTTTGTAAGTACAGAAGCAGCTACAAGTTCAGGTATGACAGAACAAAATTTAGTAAACAATAATGTTTCTGTATTAAACGGTGAGAGTTCAGGTATGACTTCAGCAAATCTTGTGCTTTCAGATTTAACAAGAGCTGTACCTTATGATAATTACAGTTTTGACCTTGATGGAACTGATTTTATTAATTGTGGTAATTTTACAGGAGTAAATAATTCACCTACAGCATCTTGGTGTGGATGGTTTAAGCCAAGTGGTACAACTGGAGGAACGCTGTTTTCTCAATGGAGTGCTACTACATCTGACCAAAGTATTTTATTTTCTTTAAGCACATCACTTACAAGAATAGATATTTACCTAAATACTAATATTGCTTTCAGAGCATCAGGTGGGAGTGCTTTAATGGTACAAGATGAATGGAATTTTGTTTGTTTAACATTTAACAAAGACAATACTGCTGCTGATAGATTACAATTATATATTAACAATTCAAGAGTAACTGAAACAACTGGATTTGTAGGTCCTAATGCCAACATAAACAATTCAACTGCTGACTTTTTAATTGCAGGATATTATACTACAACACAAGAGTTTTTAGGTAATATTAGCAATTTTACAATTTTTAATGAAGAATTAACAAGCACAGAAATGTTAAAACTATATGCAAATGGTGTACCTCAAGACCTTACAAATTTCACACCTCAACCTGTTGCTTGGTATCCATTAGGTTCAAATAGTTTCTGGAATGGTAGTGCTTGGACTGTAAGAGATATGATTGGCTCAAACGATGGAACAGGGCAGAACATAGGAGTTGATGGTTTAGTAGGAGACAGCCCAAGAAGTTCTGCAAATGGAACAGGTACTAATATGGACATACCTACAAATTTAGAAGGAAGCACTAAATGGAGTGAAAACAACAGTTGGAGTATTAATATGAGCAGCACAGCAAGAGTAGAAGATACACCATAGAAAAATATTTATTAAATTAGTAAACAAAAAAAAATGGCAACAACATACATAGTAATAAGTTTAGATGATACAGCAAAGGTAGATTACAGCCAAGTAAATACTACATCTGCTCAAACAATGAGAAGAAATGTAGCTAATACTGAAGGAATGGTTTCCTACTCTGTAGAACCAAGCTACATCACAAATGGGCATTTAGTACCATTACAAACTTTAAACCACGCAGAGGCGTTAGCATTGCTTGCTACACCTGAATGGACACCAGAAGAACCATCAGAATGAGAGGTTTAAGTGCAAAAATAGAAAAACCTAAAAAGAAGAGAAAGGGAGTACATGCTAAAAGTAAAATGAGCAAGTGCAAGAGCAGTAAGAATTATGTAAAACCATATAAAAGACAAGGAAGATGAGAGAAATAAAAAAATTAATATTTCATTGTTCAGCAACTATTGAAGGGCAAAACATAAGTGCTGCTACTATTAAAAGATGGCATGTAAAAGACAGAGGCTGGTCAGACATTGGCTATCACTATGTTATTGGGTTAGATGGCAAGATAGAGGCAGGAAGACCTGTAGCAAGAAAAGGCGCACACACAAAAGGAGAAAATTCTACTTCTATAGGAATATGTTACATTGGTGGATTAAGCAAAAACAAAAGAGCAAAAGACACAAGAACAGAAGCACAAAAGAATGCATTAATTAAGTTAATTAAAACACTTAAAAACATTTACCCAAGTGCAAGTTTACATGGTCATAAAGAGTTTGCTAACAAGGCTTGCCCATGTTTTGATGTACAAAAAGAATATGCTGAATTTCAGCCAGAGGGATATAAAGTTAAATCAAATGATAGTAAAGAGAGTTAAAATGGATGACCATAATCTACTTATGTTGGTAACCTCATTGTTAGGTGTACTTGGAATTAAAGAAGTTTGGGCAATCTTCAAACAGAAGATAGATATTAATGCCAAGAAAGAAGAAAGGCAAGATAACCTACAAACAAAAGTTATTGAGGAATTAAAAAATAAGATAGATACTCTTGAAAGGAAAATTGATGAATTAATTACTGAAAACACTAACTTAAGAATCAAGATTGCCAAGATGGAAGAAAGATTAATTGTTAATGCAAAAAAAAGAACACAGAACAAATACAAAGATGAAGGACAGAACTAAAAACATTATTACTAATATTATTGGATTAATTTTAGTAGTATTTAACACATATGAATTTTATTTTGATGAATTTACTTTAATGCAGTATGCTGGTGGAATGGCACTTGCTTTAGCATTATTTTTATTTAAAGGTGCAGAAACCAAAGAATGGTTGAGAAAGGCATTATCCAAGTTTTCTTCTTAATTTTAATTTCCTGTACACCTCAAAAGAGGTTAAACAGAATTGTAAGAAACAATCCACACTTATTAAACAAAGATACAATAAGGGTAATAGATACTATTGTGCTACAAAATTATAGTATTGATACCATACATGAAATAGAGTTTCATGATACTGTTATAATACAAAATAATGATAGGGTAGAAGCAAGATATTATTATGATACAGTCAAAAAAGAAATACACCATTATATTGAATGCAAGAGTGATACAATTGTTAAAGATAGATTTATACCTTATGAAAAGGTCATTGTTAAGGAACAAACACTATGGGAGAAGTACGGCAGCTTGGCTATCATAGTATTCATAGGATTAATAGCAATAAAAGCAATTAACAAGTACATATTGTGAGAAACAATAAAAACCACTACAAGAGATTTAAAGATACTGGTAATCCAAGATACAGGCTATCACAGGATGAAGCAGAGATAATAAACAAGTATAGAAGAATAAAACAAGAAGCTGAATCACAAGGGCTTAATGTTAATGATGTTCATAGTGGTTGGATAAAATCAAAAGAAGCAAGTTTATATTTTAAGAATCCTGACCATAAGCAACAAGATTACAAGAAACTATTTAATGAACTTATTGAAGAGATTAAGCAGTATGCACCCCATTATGATAAAATAGATAGGCCTAAAGTAATTGAACCACATTTGTTTTTCTGTTGTCCAAGTGATATTCACATAGGTAAATTATGCAGAAGTTTTGTTAGTGGTGTAGAGTATAACAATCAAATAGCTGTACAACGTACTTTAGAGGGTGTTAGAGGATGTATTAAAAAAGCAGAAGGGTTTCATATAGACCAAGTTGTTTTATTGCTTTCTGGTGATTTATTACATGTAGATGGTTTCAAGACAACAACTAAAGGTACAGTACAGGATATGGATGGATTGTTTTCAGACCATTTTATGATAGCTAAAAGGTTAATGGTTGAGGTTATAGAAATGCTGTTAGAAGTTGCTGATGTGCAAGTTATGTATACAAGTGGTAATCATGACCATATTACAGGATGGTTAATGAGTGAAGTATTAAAAGCACATTTTAGTTTATGTAGCAATGTAAGTTGGAATAATGACTTAACTATGAGAAAGTACTTTAAGTATGGTAAAACATTAATTAGTAGTACACATGGTGATGGTATTAAGTGGAATCTACTACCAATGATAATGGCTGATGAGTGCAAGTGGTGGTCAGAAACTAAATACAGATATATGTTCACACAGCATGTACATCACAAGGTACAAAACAAAAATGATTTTGTTGGTGTAACTTTAGAATCACTACGTTCACCATCAGGTGCAGATGCTTGGCATCATAAGAGTGGCTATCAATCTTCAAGTAATTTAGCCATAGAAAGTTTCATATTTCACAAGCAACATGGACAAGTTGCAAGGTTAACACATCTTTTTTAACATTCTATTGTTAATAAACTTTTTATAGTGTTTTGTAATTTGTATTATAATTATATATATATTTACACCACAAACTAATAATCATATTATGAAACCAATAACAACAATCAAAGTAGGTGAAACTTTACAAGCTGTAACTAATTATCATAAAGATGATAGGGTTTTTCATAGTTCTTTTGAGATATTATCAGAAACTAAAAAAAGATTTAAAGTTAGAATTACAAGTGAAATTACTAATTGTAACGATTGGAAAAAACCATTTATTACAGTAGTAAAAGAAATGACAATTTCTTTACAAAGAATGTTAAAAGAACAATATTCTTTTTGTGAATATGCAACTGAAATAAAATTAATTAAAAACAAACAACTATGAAAACAATAAACTACACTACACGTACATTTTATGTACCTGCAAGCAAAATAGAAACATTGCTTGAATTTCAAGAGAAATGCAGAACTAATGGCAGGAAGTCATATTCTGAAGTATTATTAGAATTAATGGAACAATACAATGGAGATAATTAATTACTATAAATACTTGCAAGAAATGGAAGAATGGCAAGCATACTACTATTATACTTCTTTACACTTTAGATTAAGGAAGATAATAAGACAAGCAAACTGGAACAAAACTATAATAACCAAGTTTGAATTATCTAACAATGACATTGAAATACACAAACATAGATTTGATAGATTAATAGATGAAACTAAAGAAATTGGTGAAAAGTGGAAAGAACTTAAATACCAATATGATGAACAAAGAATCAATAAAATAATAACACAATTAACTAAAATTAGAAATTATGGACATAAAACAAATAGCACAAAAGTATAACCTAAATAAGGAAGATTTTTGGGAACTTAAAAGAGGCACTAAATCAATGTGGATTATTACACATGATGCTTGTGAAAAAATAGCAGCAAAAGAAAACATTCAATTTGGTGCGCCTACAATCTTTAGAGAAAACAATAAAGATATAGCTATGGTAGGAGATGCTAAAAGAGGCAATAAAGTTATTTGGAGTACAGGTGAAGCATCACCAACTAACTGCAAAGCACCTTATCCTTTTGCAATGGCAGAGAAAAGGTTGAAAGATAGATTAACACTTAAATTAATTAATGCATATGAATATGGTATTTATAGTGATGTAGAAGCTGATTCATTTAAAAAAGAGAAATCATGATACAAGAAATAAAATCAGAATATCAAAAGTTGCTTGAATTAGTTAAAGAAAAAGAACTAATAGAAAAGCAATGGAATGAAGCAATTAAAAAATTTTATGAATCTAAAATAAATGAAAATGAAAAAGAATAAAAATTTTAATGAAATGACCATTGATGAAAAATGGGAATATTTTAAAAGCATTCCAAAAGGTTGGGAAGCATTTTCAAAAGAACATGTTTTTTTAATACAATTTTTAAATAGCGAAGAATTTAAAAAAGAAATTAAATTTTAAACCATTCATATTATGAAAAAAAATAGATTATCATATAGTGCATTATGTGCTTTTAAGAAATCACCTAACCACTTACTAAAGTATTGGGAAGGTAAAACTAAAGTTACTGATGCTATGCAGTTTGGTAGTATCATACATAAGCTACTATTAGAACCTGAATCATTTAATGATGATTATGCTATATTTACTGGTGCAAGAAGAGCAGGCAAAGATTGGCAAGAGTTTAAAGCAGCTAATGAAGATAAGCAAATTATAAAACTTTCTGAATTAGATGATGCTAATGCTATTGCTGAAAATGCTTTACAAAATCCTATATTTAAGAATCTAATGCAAAATAAAGTACATACTGAAAAGGAAGTAACTTGGAATCATGCAGGAATTGATTTTAAAGGGTTTGTAGACCTTGAAAGTAAAATAGATGGTAGAACTATAGTTTGTGATATTAAAACAACTTCAGATGCTGGTAAAAGGTTTCAGAGGGATTTAATATACAATGATTATAAAATGCAAGCAGCTATGTATTTAGAAAACTATGATATAGATACTGAATACTATATAATAGCTGTAGAAACTGCTTCACCATTTAATGTACAGATTTATAAGTTAGGGTTTAATTTAATAAATCAAGGAAGTGCTGAATATAAAAATTTAGTATCAAGATACCAACAATGGGATGGTAAACCAGTAGGCTATAGTGATGATATTATAGAAATAGAAATTGAAATAGAAGAACAAGTATTAATTTAAAAACAAATAAACATGAAAGAGAAAACAATATATTGTGGTTCAGGAAAAGTTATGAATGAAAAATGGTTAAAAGTAACTATTAATCCTGATAAGCTAAAAGAACACATAAAAGAATACAATGGTAATAAGTTTATTAAACTTAACATTAATGTAAAAGATGAAGCTGACCAATATGGTAAAGATGTATCTATTAGTGTAGATACTTGGCAACCAGAAGAGAAGAAAGAATCAGCACCATCTAATGATTTACCATTTTAAAGATGATGAAAGAATCAAATTACTTATTGAAAAAGGGTTTCAGTATGTCAGTCATACAAGGTTTATTAATGGAAGGTTTTACACTTCCAGAAATAGCTAAAGAATTAAATATGACACCAAATAGATTGGCATTTGAATATACACCTGTCAAAAAAAATTATAAGTACTTTGATAATGTAACACCTAAAAAGGTAGATGAAAGGTTGGGTGCTTGTTCATTTACCTTTGATGGTGTTTATACTTGGGATAGATTAAGTAAATCAGAAATAGAAGCATATAATAATTACAATCAAAAAAATAAAGCATATTATGAAAAATAAAAATATAAGTTTGAAAAATACATTTTATGTTCAAAGTATTGATAAGCATTTGACTTATGAATGGCTTTTATACAAACATTATGCTAAATGTATACCTAATATAATGTATAGTTTTGGACTATATGATATAAATAATATTTTACAAGCTATATGTTGTTATGGTACACCTGCTAATAATCACAATAATAATTTAGGAGATTTTAAAATGATTGAATTAGTTAGATTAGTATCAAATGAAAATTTACCTAAAAACACTTTATCTTATTTTTTAGCTAAAACATTTAAACTACTTCCTGATAATTTAAGTTTAATAAGTTATGCAGATAAAGGTAAAAATCATTCTGGTTATATATATCAAGCTACTAATTGGATATATACAGGACTGGGAGGTGGTGTTGATTTTTATATTAATCAAGACAATAAAGAAATTCATTCAAGAATTATGAGTGATTATAGAAAAAAATTTCCTAACGAAACAAGAGCAGAAATTGCAGATAAATTAAAATGGAAAAAAGTAAAAGGAACTTATAAACATAGATATTTTAATTTTATAGGCAATAAAAGAAATAAAAAAAAATGGCTTAATCAGTTAAAAGATAAATACAAAATAAAAGAATATCCAAAAAATAAAAATATAAATTATGATGCATCTTATAAAACTTTAAATCAAACTAAATTGTTTTAAAATTAACAAATAAACTATAAATTATGAAAACACAATATGATTCAAATTATCACAATAACAAATTTAATTTTTTAATTAGTAAGTTATATGATGAAAAAAGAACAATAATGGATTTTGATACTTTCATTTCTGAAGGTAATAAAATTGCATTTTTAATAGACCACAAATTAGAAGATCCATGGGATACAATAAGTATAAATACTTTAAAAAATTTAATGAACTTTAACAATATTAAATTGAAAAATAATTGCACTTTAAAATGTTTTATTGTTAGAAGTAATATATTATTATATAACAATGATAATGATGCTAAAACATCTTGTTATACAACAGTTTATGAATTAATTGATTATAATAATGAATTAATGTATAAAAAATCAAAAGAGTTAAAAGGTGTTGATTTTATAAAACATTCATATATTTTAAGAAGTGATAATGAATTAAAAGAATTTTTTGATGCTCAAACACATGAAGATTTTAAATTAAAAATATTAAATAGATTATGAAAGAATTACCATACTTTAAATTTTATCCTAACCAATGGATAACAGGTTCTATAATGTTTATGGATTTAGATGTGCAAGGTGCATTTATGAAGATATGCTGCTACTACTGGAGCAAAGAGTGTAATGTAAGTAGAGAACAAATTAAATCATTAGTACCTGAACATTGGAGTAAACTACTTGATAGTCAGTTACTTAAGATAGATAATGACAAGATAAAAATAAAATGGTTAGATGAACAATATGCAGAAAGATTAAAAGAACACAAAAGAAATGTAAGCAATGGTAGAAAGGGGGGCTTAAGCAGGGCTAAAGCATTAAGAAAAGAAGAGATAAGAAAAGATAAATATAAAGGTGATAATGTATTAGCAGTTAATAATGAAGTTCAAAAAATATTAGATGATGCTGCTAAAAGATGATTACACACTACAATACTTAAATGCTTTTAAGAATGATAAGATTGAAAAAGGTATTGGTATTAAATGTTTATTAGATAATAATTTTGTATATAAGAAAGGTAATTTTAATATTTTTTTAGGTTTAGATAATGTAGGCAAAACTTCATTTATGATATGGTATTTAACAGCATTAAGTAAACTACATAAATTAAAGTGGGTTATTTGGTCAGGTGAAAACCATGCAGGACAACTTAAAAGAGATATAATACAATTCTGGACAGGACAACCATTAAAAGAAGTTAATGTTACATTTTACAATAATTTAATTAGTAAGTACTTTAAATTTGTTAGTAATAAAAAACTATACAATCATAAAGAACTATTAAAGATATTTGAAGATATGGATGTTGATGGATGTTTAATTGACCCATATACAGGATTAAATCATGATAGAAGAATAGCACAATTTGAAAGAAACTATCAAGTGTGTAATGACATGAGAGAGTTTTGTAATAAAACAAATAAATCTATATTTTTAAGTATGCATCCACAAACAGAAGCAGCAAGAAGAGTTTTTCCACAAGACCATCAATTAAATGGACATATACAAGCACCAAGAAAAGCTGACTGCGAGGGAGGGCAGGTGTTTCCAAATAGGGTAGATAATCTAATTTGCATACACAGATTAACAACCCATAAAGAATTATGGCACTTAACAGAAGTTCATGTGTATAAAATAAAAGACAAAGAAACTGGTGGACAACCTACAGCATTAAATGAACCTTTAAGGTTTGATTACAATAAAGGATTAGGATTTACTATTGGTGGTATTAATGTATTAAAAAATAAATAATGAAATATAGATATGATAACATAGATACTTTTATGAGTTATAAAAGTTGGACAGACAAACAAAAGATAGATGAACTATTAAGAATTGATTGCAACCTGTATGCAAATTTAGGTACTGATAGCACACAAGAAGAAAAGGCAGAAGCTAAAAGAAGAAGTTTAATTATATATAGATTAATTAAAACACTTGATAAAAAGTTGGGTGATGAATTACTTTATATGGAAGATAAAAAACAATAATGGACACAATAGACATAACAATAACAAAGAACAGGTTGCAGATACTTATGCTTCAAGCAAGAGAAAACATTAAAGAAAAAGCAACTAACAATAAGGTAGAAGCGTTAGATACATTAACAGATGCTTATTCTACTATAGTTTATTTACAAGCTGTACTTGATGATTTAAGAAAGAAAAACCTTATTGCAGAACAGAACAATGTTAAGGCATACAGGCAGAACAAAAAACTTAAACAAAAATTTAGTAAATTTGTATAATATGGATTTAGAATATATTTATTACATAGTATTTATGGTGTGTGTAGTATCCTTCTTTGCAGGGTTACTTACACATTATTTATTTAATAGACATTAAGATGCCTAAACCAAAACCACAAGAAAAGAAAAAAGATTTCATGATGAGGTGTGTTCCTGAAGTAATTAATGAGGGATACAAAACAGAACAAGCAATTGCAATATGCTCAAAGTATTATGAAAGAAACAGTAAGTAATATTATAGGTTTTATATTTGGTTTACTATTAACACCAATATGGTTACCTGTAACATTAATAATTTATTTAATAAAGAAATGGCAAAGAAAAGAACACTAAATGAATTAAGACAAACTAAAGAGGTTTATGACCACCCTTATGAACCAGTAGTAAATGGCTTAAGATACTTATGTGCTATATATCCTAACAACTATGATTTAGGTGCAGCAGTAAGAGAACACTTTCAAATACATCAGAATGAATGCTAATAAAAAAGGCAAGAGGTTTGAACTTAAGGTAGCCAAATATCTTGCAGAAAAACTTGATGCTAATATTAGAAGAACTCCTAATAGTGGTGGATTAAGTATGAAGGGAGACATCCTGTGCATTGATGACAATAGTATATTAAGTGAGTTTAATTGGGAATGCAAGAACCAAGAGAAGCTAAACATTTGGAAAGCACTTGAGCAAAGTAGGAATGATTGTTTAGGCAATGCAAAGATGCCTGTAGTATGCTTTACTAAAAACCATGAAAGAGATTACATTGCACTTGAGTTAGATGACTTTGTTAATTTACTTATAGAAGTTGAAGAAGGTAGACAAAAATAATCTATTAGAACATTTAGCATTATTTCATAATAACTATTGTGAGATTGCAAAAAATTTATTATATAAGAAAGATAAGAAAGCAGTACAAGATATTGTACAGGAAATGTACATCAAACTATATGACCAAGTAGAAGAAGGCAAGATAACCTACAAACAAAAGTTATTGA